AAAACAAATTAAATTAAATTAAATAAAATGGCAAAAAACACAAACAAGAAAATCAAGGAGTTGAAGGCTGAAAAACCTTCTAAAATTACAAACGAAGAATTAAATCAAGTACAATCAGTAATTAACGATATTAATAGAGCGCAACTAGAAGTTGGATCTATGGAAAGTAAAAAGCACAATCTTTTACACCACGTATCGGTATTGCAAGAACAGTTAGGTAAAATGCAAGTCGACTTTGAAAAGACTTATGGTACAGCTGACATTAACATTCAAGATGGTACTATAAATCACAAAGAAGATGTCAAAACTGATTAGAAAAATTACTGTAGGTAAAGACTATAAAAACGACGCTATGCATTACTCTGTTGGTCAAGAAGTTTACGGGGGACATACAATATCTGATATTATAGAAGAGAAAGATAAATATTCTATTTATATAAAGAAAAATAAAGATGTCTTACCGTGGAAAGACTTTAACAAGAATATGGCGGTATCTGTAGAATACAATCTAGAGTACTAATGAAAGCGCCCTTTGACTTTGTTATAGAGCCAAAAGGAAATAGATATAACAATACCACTAAAGTTGGTAATAAAGATCTTATAATTAACACTGAGGTTTATAACCATCAATTTGTAAATAGAGAAGCTATTGTTAAATCAGTTCCTACGGCTTTTGAAACAGAGATACAACCTGGAGATACTATTATAACACATCACAACGTGTTTAGGCGTTGGCATGACGTTAGAGGTAACGAAAAGAATAGTAGAAGTTATTTTGATGAAAACACTTATCTTGTAAAAGAAGATCAAGTTTTTTTATATAAAAGAAACGGAGAGTGGAAGGCTCCTAGAGGATATTGTTTTGTACAGCCTATCAAAGAAAGAAAACAATTAGGAGTAGATCAAGAAGAGTCGTGTATCGGTATCGTTAAGCATACTGACGGTTCTTACGAAAAAGGAGATCTAGTAGGATTCACACCTTTTTCAACATACGAGTTTGTAGTTGATGGAAAGAGACTATATAGAGTTATGACACAATTTATTACAATTAAATATGAATACGAAGGAAACGAAGAGGAGTATAATCCAAGCTGGGCAGAGAGCAGTTGAAGAACTGATTAAAGTCGCTAAAGAACCGATTGTAGATTCAGACGACGATATATCAGCAGATAGATTAAAAAATGCCGCGGCTACTAAAAAACTAGCTATATTTGACGCATTCGAAATACTTAACAGAATCCAAGAAGAAGAAAACTTACTCGAGGGCAAAGCACCTGAAGAGGCAGAGAAAAAAGTCTTTAAAGGATTCGCAGAAGGTAGATCTAAGTAATGTACAAGCAAAGTTTAGTTAATACAGTAGAACCCATTAAAAAGACCACGATTACCAGAATGAACAGAGGTAAGAAGTGGAAATATGGTTACAACAAAGAACACGACTTAATTGTGTTATCACACAATGGAGTTATAGGAGAAATTATAGAGATACAAAATTTAATTATAGCGCTACCGAAACCACCTAAAGAAGTATATAAGCATCCAAAGAATAAATGGGTTAAGCAGGACTATCCTAAAGAGCTCCAGAGGATCAAGAACATATTCGATTGGAGGAATTATCCGGAAAATAATAAAGAAAAATGGTACGATTACATAGATGAAGAATTCAAACGACGAGATGAAGGATTCTGGTTCACGAATAATGGTAAACCAACCTGGATAACCGGTACGCACTATATGTATTTACAATGGAGTAAGATTGATGTTGGAGCTCCAGACTTTAGAGAAGCAAACAGATTGTTCTATATATTCTGGGAAGCCTGTAAAGCGGACAAAAGATGTTACGGAATATGCTACCTTAAAAACCGTAGATCAGGATTTTCTTTTATGTCATCAGCAGAAACAGTTAATTTAGCTACTATATCAAGTGATAGTAGATATGGTATACTATCAAAATCAGGTGCAGATGCGAAGAAAATGTTTACAGACAAAGTTGTTCCTATATCAATTAACTACCCATTCTTTTTTAAACCTATACAAGATGGAATGGATAGACCTAAATCTGAATTAGCGTATAGGGTACCAGCTAGTAAGTTTACAAGAAAAAAGATCACAGCAAACGAACAACTTGAAGATATTAAAGGCTTAGATACAACTATCGATTGGAAAAACACAGGAGACAACAGTTATGATGGTGAAAAGCTAAACCTATTAGTACATGATGAAAGTGGTAAATGGGAAAGACCTGATAACATATTAAATAACTGGAGAGTTACAAAAACATGTTTGCGACTAGGTAGTAGAATAGTAGGAAAATGTATGATGGGTAGTACTTCAAACGCCTTAGATAAAGGTGGAGGAAATTTTAAAAAACTATACAATGCTTCAGACGTTACCTCACGAAATCGTAATGGACAAACAAAATCTGGTTTATATTCTCTTTTTATCCCAATGGAGTGGAACTACGAAGGCTTTATTGATGAATACGGATATCCAGTCTTCGATAGTCCAGATAATGATGTACTCGGACCAGACGGTGAATTAATTGATGTAGGTATAATAGAGCATTGGAACAACGAGGCTGAAGGACTTAAATCTGATAGTGATGGATTAAATGAATTTTATAGACAATTTCCAAGAACTACAGAGCACGCGTTTAGAGATGAAGCTAAAAACTCTATATTCAACTTAGCTAAAATATACGAGCAAATAGATTATAACGAAGGAATAGGCGCACAAGGTAATATAAGCACAGGAAACTTTCAATGGGTTAATGGAGTAAAAGATACACAGGTTATATTTTATCCAGATCCAAAAGGTAGATTTAAAGTAAGTTGGGTTCCACCTCAACATATGCAGAACAAGATAATTGTAAAAAATGGTATTAAGTATCCTGCAAACGAACATATAGGAGCTTTTGGTTGTGACAGTTACGATATATCAGGAACTGTTGATGGTAAAGGATCTAATGGAGCTTTACACGGGCTAACTAAGTTTAGTATGGAAGACGCTCCTCCAAACCACATGTTCCTGGAGTACGTGTCAAGACCACCAACAGCGGATATATTTTTTGAAGATATATTAATGGCTTTAGTATTTTATGGAATGCCATTGCTTTGTGAGAACAATAAACCTAGATTGTTGTACTATTTAAGAAGAAGAGGATATAGGGGTTACTCAATGAATAGACCAGATAGAACTTGGAACAAGTTATCTGTAACAGAAAAAGAAATAGGTGGTATACCTAACTCAAGTGAAGATATAAAGCAAGCTCATGCAGCCGCTATTGAAATGTACATACAGAGTCACGTTGGTCATTTAGGTGATGGGAATTACGGAAACATATATTTCAACGAAACACTAAACGATTGGGCTAGATTTGATATAAACAAAAGAACAAAGTTTGATGCGTCTATAAGTTCTGGATTAGCTATTATGGCTTGTAACAGACATTTATACGCTCCAAACGCTAAAATAGAGAAACAAAAGTTAAATATAAATATTGCGAAGTATACTAACACTGGAAACGCATCAAAAATAATAAAGTAAAATATGGCAGAGTCTGTTATAAATAATTATTTTCCTAGTCAAGTCGTAAGCGATGCTGAAAAGCTAAGTTATGACTACGGGTTAAAAGTAGCTAAAGCTATTGAAAGCGAGTGGTTTAATAAAGACCGCGGTTACAATAGATACGCTACTAATCAAAACAATTTTCACAACTTAAGATTATACGCTAGTGGAAATCAATCAATTCAAAAATATAAAGATGAGTTATCTATAAACGGTGACTTAAGCTACTTAAACCTTGATTGGACGCCAGTTCCAATTATCCCTAAGTTTGTTGATATTGTTGTAAACGGTATTGCTGAAAGGATGTATGATATAAAAGCTTACTCACAAGATCCTTATGGAGTAGCAAAAAGAACTGAGTATATGGAATCTATACTTGGAGATATGCAAACTCAAGAAATGAATGATTTTGCACAAGAAGCTTTTGGCGTTAACTTATACGAGAACGATCCAGAAACGTTACCAGAGTCACAAGAAGAGTTAGATCTTCACATGCAGTTAACTTATAAACAGTCTGTAGAGATAGCGGAAGAACAAGCTATAAACGTTTTAATGGATGGAAATAATTACGAGCTAATTAAAAAGAGATTTTATAGAGATTTAACTGTGTTAGGTATTGGAGCTGTAAAAACTGGATTTAATACTTCAGAAGGTGTTATTATAGATTACGTTGATCCAGCAGACTTAGTTTACTCGTATACTGAATCACCATATTTTGATGACGTTTACTACGTTGGTGAAGTTAAGACAATACCTATAAACGAGCTAGCTAAACAATTCCCACATCTAACACCAAGTGATTTAGAAGAAATAATACAAACAAGATCTGTACATACCAACGACTACCAACAAGGTGGCGGAAGATATAGAGACATAGACAACAACCAAGTTCAAATATTGTATTTTAACTTTAAGAGTTATATGAACGAGGTTTATAAAATGAAAGAAACTGGAACAGGAGCTTTAAAAGCTATTGAGAAAGAAGACACGTTTAATCCGCCGGCAGATAAAGAAGGTGGATACGAAAGATTACACAGAGCTATAGAGTGTTTATATGAAGGAGCTATGGTTCTTGGTACTAGTAAATTACTTAAATGGGAAATGGCTAAAAACATGATGCGTCCTAAAAGTGATTTTACAAAAGTTAAAATGAATTATTCTATAGTTGCGCCTAGGATGTACAAAGGTAAAATAGATTCGTTAGTAAAACGTATTACAGGTTTTGCTGATATGATACAGCTTACTCATTTAAAGTTGCAACAAGTAATGTCACGTATGGTACCAGATGGTGTTTATTTAGATGCCGATGGTTTAGCTGAGGTTGATTTAGGTAATGGCACAAACTACAGTCCACAAGAAGCATTAAATATGTTTTTTCAAACAGGATCTGTAATTGGTAGAAGCTTTACTTCAGACGGAGATATGAATCCAGGTAAAGTACCTATTCAAGAAATAACATCTGGTAGTGGTGGCAATAAAATGCAAGCGCTTATAGGTAATTATAATTATTACTTACAGATGATTAGAGATGTAACTGGATTAAACGAAGCTAGAGATGGTTCTACTCCAGATGCTAAGGCTTTAGTTGGCGTACAAAAACTAGCAGCGGCAAATTCTAACACAGCAACTAGACATATATTAAACGCTGGTTTGTTTTTAACAGCAGAAACAGCAGAATGTTTGTCACTTAGAATATCTGACATTATAGAATACTCTCCAACTAAAGACGCTTTTATACAAGCAATAGGTGTTCACAACGTAGCAACGTTAGAAGAAATGTCTGAATTACATTTATATGATTTTGGTATATTTTTAGAATTAGCTCCAGACGAAGAAGAAAAAGCTATGCTTGAAAACAACATACAAATGTCTCTGCAACAACAAAGTATTAATCTTGAAGACGCTATAGACGTTAGGCAAATAAACAATGTTAAATTAGCTAATCAAGTTTTAAAGATACGAAGAAAGAAAAAAGCAGAACAAGACCAAATGGTTGCTCAACAAAATATGCAGATGCAAGCGCAAACTAATATGCAGACACAGCAAGCAGCAGCGCAAATGGAAGTTCAAAAGCAACAAGCGTTATCACAATCAGATGCTCAACTAGAACAATTAAAAGCGCAGCTTGAATTACAAAAAATGCAACAAGAAGTACAAGCTAAACAACAGTTGATGGCTTTAGAGTTCCAGTACAACGTGCAATTAAAAGGTATGGAAGTAGAAAGCACTAAGGGAAAAGAAAAACAAAAAGAAGATCGTAAAGATGAAAGAACTAGAATACAAGCTAGTCAACAGTCTGAATTAATAGAACAAAGAAAAGGCAATCAACCAGCTAAAAAGTTTGAGTCATCAGGTAATGATATACTAGGTGGTAGAGGTCCTGCCGATATGTCTATGTTCGGACCGCAGTAAAATTATTAATTATTATTATATTATATTATGGCAAAAAACAAAAAAGAAGAAGTAACTGAAGAGGTTACTCAAGAAAAAGTAGACAACGTAACTAAAGTTGATCTAAGGAAAACTGAAGATAGCAATATCACAAAAGTAGATTTAAGTAAAAAACCAGAAGAAGTAAATGAAACCAAAGAAGAAGTTGTTGAAAACAACGTTGACGACGGAGGAGTGG